AGAGGACACGCCAATGGCACAAGTCACTTACAGAGGAGTCTCGTATGACTCTGAAGAGTACCGCAAAGTGGTACAAGCTGCAGCACAACAGAGAAACTATGATCTAATGTATCGTGGTATCAAAGTTACTAAGAAATTAGTTACTGCATAGTCAAATCAAAATTCACTTTTGATTTACATGAATCTGGGAAATTTTTTTCCCAGATTTTTTTGTGACCAGAGTTGTATAAATACTTAGTTACACCGCAGACATGTTTTTGAAAGATAGGAAGGCAGCAAAGAAGTTAATTAAAAGAGCAAAGAAGAATCCAAAATTTTATACAGCACAAGAAGTTTTATATGCTAAACTCATAAAGAGGGTGACTAAAAAGAATGACTCTGATAAAAAAGATTGATAGGAATTTATATTATATTGATGAACTCTTAACTGAAGATGATTATATCTCTATTATGGAAGAGTTCATACCAATCCATAACAACATTCAATTTATTAAAAAAGATTCTGGTTCTAGTGATGGAGTACGACCTGGAATGGGACTTACTTATCCTAAATGGGGTGAGATTATAAAAAATTGTGATGGTCAAGGTATAGGTGATAATATAACCTTGATTAGGGTTGGGGAAATTATTAAGTATCAATTACAGAAGATCATAAAGAGGAAAGTATCTCTTCATAGAATCAATACTAACATTCAATTTCCTTTACAAGAAGGGACTTTTCATACAGATGGTGGACAAAATTGCTGGAGTGTGGTATTATTTGTATGTGCGATGTGGGATCCTCAATGGGGAGGAGATTTTATTTGTTTGAGTGATGGGGATTATATTTCATTACCATACAAACCTAATGGCGGTGTTATTCTTAATGCAGCAATGCATCATAGAGGGTCAGCACCTAACTATTTTGCACCAATAGAACGTGTTTCTGTTGCATGGACTTATCATGATTTTTAAAATATCATATGAATGTTAAACTTATAACAGTCACACCCAAAGCAGAGGAAACGATGGGGTACGTGGCGAGGGTGAGCAACCCGAACAACCAAGACAACCCAAAGGTATCTGGGTTACTAGGTTACTGTATAAAGCACGGCCACTGGTCGGTCTTTGAACAAGCACACATGACTGTGGAGATTGAGACTACTCGTGGTCTTGCTGCACAGATACTAAGGCACAGATCATTTACATACCAAGAGTTTTCACAGAGGTATGCTGATAGTAGTATGCTTGCTGATGAGATTCCTTTACCAGAACTACGTAGACAAGACACAAAGAACCGTCAGAATTCTACTGATGATATGGATCAGAGGAAGGTGAACCATTATAATAGAAAGATGCAACAACATTTCAAGCAAGGGATGCAGTTGTATCAGAACATGTTAAAGGATGGTGTTGCTAAGGAGTGTGCTCGGTTTGTACTACCTCTTGCTACACCGACTCGGTTATATATGACAGGGAGTGTACGTTCTTGGATACATTACATAGACCTACGTTCTGCACATGGAACTCAAAAGGAACACATGGAGATAGCAGAGATGGTACGAACTATATTCAAGGAACAATTTCCTATTATATCTGAAGCATTGGAGTGGAATTAATGCCAACATATCCTGTTAAAAATCTAAAGACTGGAGAGACTAAAGAACTCAACCTTACTATGGCAAATTATGATCAATGGAGGAAAGACAATCCTGATTGGGATAAAGATTGGTCTGCTGGTTGTGGATCATTAGGTGAGACTGGTGACTGGCGTGATAAAATGTCTAAGTCACATCCTGGATGGAAAGATGTTATGAATAAAGTTAAGGAAACTCCTGGGTACGGATCATGTGCTCGTTCTAAAGATGGATATCAGTGGTAAAATATGGCAGTTAAAAAGAAACCATCAACTCAAGGCATGTCCAAGAAGATGATGAAGAGGAAGAAACCTATCAATCAGAACTACTTCCTTGATATCTCACCACTAACAGAGAACCAACAGTTGTTCTTTGATGAGTGGAATAAGCAAAAGAATCTGTTTGCATATGGTGCAGCAGGTACAGGTAAGACATTCATTGCATTGTACTTAGCATTGAAGGAAGTGATGAATGAGGAGACACCATACGATAAAGTTTATATCGTAAGGTCTCTTGTATCCACACGTGAGATTGGGTTCTTGCCTGGTACTCACGAGGATAAGTCAGAACTATATCAGATACCATACAAAAATATGGTGAGAAGTATGTTCCACATGCCTGATCAAGCTAGCTTTGATATGTTATATGATAACCTTAAAGGACAAGAGACTATATCTTTCTGGTCTACATCATTTCTTCGTGGTACTACTCTTGATGATGCTATTGTTATTGTTGATGAGTGTCAGAACCTTAACTTCCACGAGCTTGATTCTATCATGACTCGTGTTGGACAGGATAGTAAGATAGTATTCTGTGGTGACATCAATCAGTCTGATTTACAGAGAACCAATGAGCGTAATGGTATCCTAGATTTTCAACGCATCCTTGAGAACATGGATGAGTTTAGTACTGTTGAATTTGGTATCAATGACATCGTTCGTTCTGGACTTGTTAAGTCATACCTAATCAGTAAGATGACGTTAGGATTATGACTATAACACCCATAGAGATGGTTGCTAAGATGGTGGAGGGTAAGAGAGTCTACTCTACCCCTGAAGGTAAGTTCTATCCTTCAATCACCACTGTTATTAGTAACAATGCTAAGAAGCAAGCAGGTCTTGCTAAGTGGAGAGCAAGAGTAGGAAAAGATAAAGCAGCAGCAATCACATCACGTTCTACTAAACGTGGTACAAACTTCCACTCTATAGTTGAGGACTATCTTAACAAGGACTTAGACATAAAAGAATACAAGGAGTCTCCGCTTCCTGTCTTCATGTTTGAGCAGACTAAGAAAACCCTTGACCGTATCAGTAATATATACTTACAGGAGGCTGCTCTTTACTCAGATAATCTTGAAGTTGCTGGTCGTGTTGATTGCATTGCAGACTTTGATGGAGTATTATCTATCATAGACTTTAAGACATCTGCTGCTCCTAAAAGAGAAGCATACTTATACGATTACTTTGTTCAAGAGACAGCATATGCTTGTTGTTTGCAAGAACTCTATGGTATTACTGTCAAACAACTCGTAACAATCGTTGCTTGTGAGAATGGTGAAACACAAGTTGTAATCAAACCACCTAAGAAGGAGTATCTTCTTAGACTCATAGCGTACATAGACGAGTACCGTAACAAATATGGAAAAGAAAAACTTACTTGAAGATAAATTTATGACTAGTGCAAAATTCTCCCAAGAGGTAGAAAAAATTGCTGTGACTAATGTTGATATGAACTACATAGATGCAGTGCTTCACCTTTGTGATCAAAATGAAATTGAAGTGGAATCAGTACCTAAACTGATATCAAAACCACTCAAAGAGAAGCTTAAATATGAAGCACAGAGATTAAATTACATGAAGAAAACAAGTCGTGCCAAATTAATGCTAGTATGAGCTCATTTTTTCAGTCAGAATTAGTACGTGGTGACATCCAAGAGATGGCTGCTCTTCAAGAGTATTGCTTTAGATGTGCAACTAATCTTGCTCTCCTTGATAAGGAAAGGAAGTTGGAATATTTTGAGGCATTACGGAAACTTATTGAGAAGCAGAAGATATTTTATACTAGGTTGAGTTTATCTGATGATCCAGAAGCAAAATCAGTCATTGATAATATGAGAAACGCAATTGTAATGTTGGGAGGTAACTCAGAACTTACTATTCTTGATATGTTTGATGATCTATTGAAAAAAATAACACTATTTGAAAACCATTTAGACAAATAATATAATGACAACACTACCAAATGAAAAACCTATGCCACCAACAGGTGAAAATGTTGACGCTGGCATGGAAGGTTTTGCAGCAGTCGTAGAATATCCAGATCATAAAGTTATACGTGATGCTGTTTATAAAAGGGTTAAAGGAGATTGTGAGAAGTATAGTTCTGATGAAAGTGCTTGGGGTACTCCACGACATGTTGTTGGTCAAAAATATTCAGATAAATTTTGTAAACTAGTACCAAAATGGAATGATTTTATTGATTGGATTAATCCCTTAGCTTTAGAAATATCATTGCATATTAATAAGTGTATGTCTACTGGTGCTGCTTATGATGTTGAGGCTTTGCGTCTCTATGAGTATTGGGGTATGCTTTATAAAAAAGGTAGTCAAACAGCACCTCACAATCATTTTCCATATGCATTGAGTTTTGGATATTATATTAATGTTCCTGATGAGTCACCACCTTTAATTATAGGTGGAGAAAAACTTTATCCCAAAGAAGGTGAAGTTGTTATATTTCCTGCGTCAACAATTCATAGTGTTCCTAAATCTAGTGTTGATGATAGGGTAATGATTGCAGGTAATTTTACATATCAACCTTCTAGATGGAAAGAATATCATCCTGAACCTGCTGGTCAAACACAAGAAACTGTTTCTAATATGCCACCTCAGATGCAGATGTTTTCAATGAAGATGAGAGAATCAGGAATGACACCTGGTAGTGTTCCATCTGATATGCTTGAATATATGAAAAAGGAAGGAATTCAAGTGGGTAATCCTGATAGTAAGAAACCAATTCCAAAACCACCTGGGTTTGGATACACTCAGAAGAAAAAGAAAAAGGGTTTTACTGAGTTATGATTAAAATAGTTGATGATTTTTTTGATGATCCTGATTCAGTAGTTGCTTTAGCAGAAGGGATGGAGTTCTCTCTTAGAAATCCTCAATGGCCAGGAGTGAGAACACAGGATCTGCAAGAATATGCACCTAAAGTAAAAGATATGTTCATTGAACATGTATGTGATCATTATCCTATATTAAATCCATTTGAATTAAATCTTGATTTTAGATGTGGATTTCAAAAAGTTAATTCTTTTTCTAAAGATCAATATGATTTAAAAAACAGAGGTTGGGCTCATCAAGATACTAATTGTATTTGGGCTGGTATTATGTTCTTAAATAAGAATCCTGAACCAGATACAGGTACAGTATTCTATAAAGGTACTCAGGATATTTCTGTTCGCAAAGAGTCTCTTTATTATAAAATGGAATTATATAATGGAGATCCTCTCCATGAAGAAGAGTATAAGAATGCTCATGAGAAAATGCATTCTGAATTGGAAGTAGATTTTATTGTTGAACCAGTTTACAATCGTATGATAATTTTTAATGGTTCAGAACACTATCATTGTGCTCATACATATGGATTAAGTCAGACAAGACTAACATTTGTGTGGTTTGCTCTTGATAATCCTAATAGTCCATTCAGAAGATACGCTCAATACCAACAACAGAATGTTCCAATTTTTAAATAGCTTGACAAACCCCCTGAACCTGTGCTATAAATAGTATATCGGGTTCGCTACCTGATACGGGAGTGACTGAATTAAACTTGCTGGCAATGGTCTAGTTAA